GGAGAATCGATTGATTTATCATGAGAAATGTCACATCCAAGTGCCTCATATAGTTTTGCCAGCTTTTGGGAGTCGACCTTGTTAATCACAACGTCGTCACCTAGGATCCTGTAGAACCCTTGAGTAACAGACCTTACGACAGCATGGTGGGAAAGGGCAAACGCAGCGAATGAAGGGTAAACACCCAGAGGTTGACCGTTAGACCAAGAAACATCTCCGAAAGGAGACTTCCAGGTCGCACGGGAAATCCTTGACCATAAATCAAGGTCATCTGGATGGATGCCTTCCACTTGTTGCAAACAGCGAAGAGTGAGATCAAAGGGGAATCTGTCGGTTGCACTAGATAAATCGAATGCAACTAACTCACCACCCTCTCTCATATACTCTTGTATGTCCAAGATTGCTGATTCCTGTCTAAACGTTGCATCTTCGTCTATTCGTTGAAGTGCATTGTAAAGACAACTACCAAATTTTGACAACGCCAGCTGATACACTGGAAATGGATTGGCGACAGTCCGGAGTTTGTATCCAGGCTCCTGTATAAGACCAATGGTCCCAACATAGGAGTTAGGAAGTTCTCGGTTAGATCTCCAATATAGAGAAGCGAACAGAGGGATTTTACCCCCCCTGTTCTCCATCCATTTAGAGATAAATGGGGCTCTGATATTGTCCATTATGGCATCAAAACCATTCTGAACAGTTTTCAGTCTTCCATCTACCCAAGAAGGAACTCTAGTCTGTCTCTCACTTACATCGTCAATCCTCCAAAACTGACCATCATCTCTGATGGGCAGGCCTTTAAAGGCCTTCAGAATAGGGGGAGAAAGAATGTCTAAGACAAAAGGCTCTGGGGGTCGTGAATTGACAGCTTCATGGAATTTCTTCCATTGGCCATCAGTGACCGACTTTGCCTTGAACCCAGTATAAACCATGAAAGCTGACAAGGCTTTCCATGGCTTCTTGAGTTTACACAACACTCGGAAAGGACCGCGAGGTCCTGTCTTCGTGTGTTTTACCCAAGAATTGTCGGGCAAGTTGAAGGATCCATGGGCAAGGAGATTTACATATCCTTGTTTTAAGATCTTAAGACGTTTAACAGTCCATTCTTCACCGTTTCGGTCCACCCACTTCTTGATTTCATTAAGAATCGGGTAGATGTCATGATCTCTTAGTCCAGCACATCGCAGAATTTTGCAAGAATTATCTAAGCTAACGCTCATTTGTGTCCTCCAAAGTGGATATTCACAGATAATACCT